AGGAATGGGTCCTAGAAAACCATCGGAAGGTAAGACTAATAAATTTAGTATTGAATTATCTAAAGATGGTAAGGTTCAAAGAAAGAAACTTCAGATTCAGGTTTATGGTATGAGAAACTCATACGAATTAAATGCATATATCCAATAACAAAATGAAACTTATAGAGTGTATTATCGTATCCAAAGAAATCAACGATAAATTCATACTTGCAAAAAATAGAGATAGGGCTTATAATCCTTCTTTGGAAATTGTACACACTATTATAGATGGTATTGAAGTTGCGTATCTACATGATTTAGTAACTGATTGGAGTGAGGGCTTAAACGAAAACGGAATTGGTGTTGTAAATTCGGCACTATTAGTTGGACACGATGAAGCCGAACATAAGATTGTAAAGAAAGGTGGTAAACCTGGACCCGATGGTGATAAGATGAGAAATATCATCAAACAACCTACATTGATAGATGCTGTTAAAGCTACACTTACTTATAAAGGTAAGAGTGGATTATCTTTGAAAGGTCATACATTCGTATCATCCCCAAAACATATGGTTAGTATTGAAACTACATCAAAGCATAAGCCAGATGTTAAACTTCAAAACTCCGAATCACCTGTTGTTCGTACAAATCACGGACATATGTTCACCGATGCCGGATATACAAATGGTGAGAAGTATTTAAGTTCAAAAATGAGAAAGTTATCAGCAGAGAAATCGGTTGATAAGGTAGAAGATTGGAAAGAAGTAGCACAGGCTATGAGAAAAGAATTCTTTCCAAAAAGACCTCAATTGAACATGAAAAGAGATACAAAAGAGATGTCTACATCATCTCAAACTGTAATGAACCTAACTGATAAGGTATTACAAATAACATACTTTAAGAACAAAGTAAACGAATTTAAGGGTATTAATAGACAACTGCCTGATGGGTATCAACCCAAAATCAGCATTGAGATTATTGAATCATAATCCCACTTTTTTCATAACACATATTTATAGACATACAAAATAATAAAGTATGTCAACAGATTTCGAGTTATTTAAAGGAAAAAATCTAAGTTCTCTATTTGAGGACATTTATAACAACCAATTAAGTAAAAAACAAAAAATAAGCTCTTTAATAGAAGAATTAAAGAAGATGATAAAACATGCAGGTGATGTTGCATCTATCGGTCCTATACTGTCATCATTGATAGATAGTTCAGTTAAGAACGATGACCAGTTAGTTAAACTTGCAACTATTGCAACTAAAATTATAGCCGCAGAAAAGAAAACCGAAGGACAAGATGGTTTCTTAACGGAATTTGAAAAGAATCAATTACTTAAAGAATTGGAAGAAACTAAACAGGAGGTTGAAAGAGTAGATGATTTAGAATTTGAATTGGAAGATTTAAAAAAGAAAATGAAATAATATGGGTCTTACTACCGATAGAATTAGTACATCAAACGTATTATCAACAAATATTACCGAAACTTCTCAAAGTGATATCGGTGTTGTTTTTGATGTTATAACGGATGAAAATAATGAGTATTTAAAAAAATACGATGAAGGATATAGATTGACTTTCATAGGGGCTATCATTTATAGAACTTTAGATGCATTTGGTGTTTCTAAAGATGATATACCTATTGCATTACCGGTAGATGCAACTAAAAAAGATTTACCAACTATCAATGAGAGAGTGCATATTATAAAGACCGGATTAGGAATTTTTTATAAAAGAATGCAACCAACCAATGAAACACCTAATTCAAGTGCGGCCATAAATGAGATATCATTAAAGATACATCCAAAACAAAATTCAACACAAAGTGCACCAAATTTACAATCATATAAAGAAACAGCTACAACCGGTATAACCAATAACGATAATACTGGTGAATTTAAAAAATATGATAAATTTGGAAAATACTTTAAATTCACGCCAAATATACATAAATTAAAATTATACGAAGGAGATTCTATAATTGAATCTAGATTTGGACAATCAATACGTTTTTCCGCATATAATAATAAAGCCGGTTCTACTCCATCATTTTCACCAACAATCATTATTAGAAATGGAGAGAGTCCATTTAATCAGGCTAAAAATGTAAATATTACAATAGAAGAAGATGTTAATATGGATGGTAGCACGATTGCGTTATCATCCAAAGATTATGAACTTCCATTTATTCCTGGTACATTGGATAAAAATGGAAAATCCGATTTTGAAACAAAGCCAGAATCATTTGTTGATTATCCTGTAAAATTAAATGGAGACCAAATTCTTTTAAGTTCCGGTAGATTAATGTTTTCTGCTAGAAATGGTGAAATGATATTCTATTCAAAAAAAAATTATGGATTTATTTCCGATGGAAACTTATCTATTGATAATAAACTTGGAATTGATATAAGTGTAAAAGATAATATCAATATTGTTACAAACGATAAAGATGTTGTAATGGTCACTGGAAATGGTAAAATATTTTTAGGTAATAAAGATTTAGAACCGGTGGTAAAAGGAAAACAATTAGTTTCATTGCTTGGTGAATTAATTGATTTAATTGGTGATATGCAATTTAAAACACCAGCCGGCCCTTCCGCAATAGGTTCTGAAAATAGAAAAGCATTTGGAGCAATTAAAGATAAATTAAATAATATTTTAAGTAATCAGAATCAAACGTCATAATTTATTAGTATGAGCAATATAGGAACTACAACGATAAGTGGTATAACTTCAAATATAGCACCAAAACTAGAAGGAGCTGTAGGTAGTATAACTTCACAATTACAAAACGCAGCAGGGATAAATTTAAATACGATTACGAGTGTTGTGCCTGGTGATTTATCTGCATTAGCAGGGGGTGCGATAGGTGAGGCACAGGCACAATTGGGTAAGGCAAAGGAATTGGCAGATAAGCTTAAAAATATCAAAAAACCAACTATACCGAACTTTAAAGGTATAAAACCCCCACCATTTAAACCGCTTAAAGAATTTAGGCAACCTGCTTTACCAAAAACAAAAAAAGAATTAAAAGCCGAAAAAGAAAAATTAAAAGGTATGGTTGGTAAAGCTGCTGGTGGTATTAATAAGCTAAAAGATGCGGCAGCAAAGGCGCAAGGATTAGCATCACAGGCGCAAGGTTTGGCATCAAAGGCGCAAGGATTAGCAGGAAATATACAATCACAAGTTGGAAATATAACGTCACAGGCTCAAGGGTTAGCAGGAAATTTATCTTCTCAAGCATCAAATATAGCCGGAAAAATTCAATCACAAATACCAAATTTACCAAAGTAATATGAGTTGGCAACTATTTAAAAATAATTTAATAAATAGAATATGTAATGCTAAACAAGTACCTGATATAGAGTATGTTGCTAAAGCATTTGCCGAAGAATATGATGCTGCGGTTAAAAGAGGTGGAACAATACCTGACAATATAAAAGTTACAAAAGGTAACGTAGAGGCTATGCAAAAACTATTTGTTTCCGCTTTACAAAAAGGATTATCCAAAACTACTCCTTATGATTTAGTTGGTGAAATGGGAAAAGGTGTTAAAGCATATTGGACTACCGCACAACTTGCACCCTTTCCAATACCATTGCCAACTGCAACACAAATTGCTACAAACGTAACTGCAAATTTGACAAGTGTAAGTAATTCTATTACTGCTCCAGGAAATTGGCCAGTTCAAGGAGATTTGGAAGAAACTAAAAAAGAGGAAAAAAAGAAACAAGATTCTGAAAATAAACCTGCTAAAGAAAATAATGAAAATGCTAAAAAGATTTTACTGATAGGTGATTCTATAACGGTAGATGCTGGATATACATGGTCATCATATTATAAAAAAAGTAATAGTAAAGCAAATGTTGAGATACTTGCAATTGGTGGCAAACAATTAACACTATGGATGAAACCGGAATTGGAAAAGAAACTGGCTACAACCAAATATGATAAGGTTTATATATATGGTGGTACTAATGATATATTTTCTGCAAGGAAAGCAGAAACGGTTTTATCTGCATTACAGAGTATGGTAGATTCCGTAAATAAAGCTGGAGCTAAAGCAATTGTAATTACGGGATATGATTCCGAAAAAGATATGTTAATTGAAAATATGCCACTAACCAGGTATGTTACAGAAAAAGAAGGATATATTCCATACTTACAAGAATATCAAAAATACCAAAGATTAATGGCAGCCACAATAACGGGTGCAACAATTGTTCCTAAAATATCTGTAGGTGTAATAAAAGATGGATTTCATCCTGTGGGTAACCAATCAAAAATCTTATCTGAACACATAAATAAATACTAAATGGCAGCCGTAAATCCAAATATGAATTGTGGGATACTGATAGATGAGTTTATCAGAATGGCTAGTCAGCATTTATTAACCGTAAAGGGTACAATAGTTACAACTGCCACATATCTGCCACTCGGTACACCGGCCCCATCTCAGGTTGCATGGACAGGATATAAAATAATGCCAACCGATCCAGAAGTTATAGAATTAGGTCAACTTGGAGAACGAATTGTCAATAGTAATTATCAGGCTGGAAAACCTAAATCAACAAGAATTTTATTTATTGAGGATGAAGATTTAGGAAGGGTACAAACACAAAATATTGTATATCCAAATCTTGTAAAAGCCGATGGTACTACAGTTCAAAATTTTGGTGAAACTCTGCAAACAAACTTTACGGCAAAAATAGATGAAGCAAGAGCAGTTGCCGAAGCATATATGGGACAAGCATTTGTTGATGACCAAGAATGGAGTAATTTTATCTCATTGGTGGCAGCCGAATCAACAGTTAACCAAACGGAACAAGCTTGGGTAGCAGCCGTAATATTAAATAGAACTAGATTAAGAGTATTAGGCGCAAGAACGGTCACACAAACTATAAACAAACCAAATCAGTTTGAACCTGTTACTGGTCCTGCTAGTAGTAGAGTTTGGTATTTAAGAGGTCCAACTCCAGCAAGAGAACAATCGATATTTGGTTCTATAAAAGAAATTTTACCAGGTGTAGATAAAGATTATATAAACTTTACCTCAAATAACGATTGTGCATATGTAAGATGTAGTGGTGGTGTACCTACTAGAGATGCTAATGGTAACGTTATACGAATACCGAATAGAGTTTATCAGTATCTTTTAGATTTAAGAGCAAAACCATCTTCTAAAGTCATCGGTGGTACTATATTTTCAAAATAAATTTATAGGTAATAATTATCAAACCTTAAAAAAATCTTTATTAGATATTTATTTACATAACAAATAATAATGTATGAATACTGATAAATTATTACAAGCCATTCAAATCCTAGTTAAAGAGGAACTTAAACAACAACTTCCTACTCTTATTAAGGAAGCAGTAAGGTCTGAAATGAAGAAAGTATTGGCTGAACAAAAACAACCAAAAAATACTGGATTAAGTATGGCTAAAGCTATTTTAGGTGAAGAAAAACCAAAAATGGTTGAAACAAAAGAAAAAGAATTTAGTAAAAATCCAATGATTAATCAAATTCTTAATGAAACTAGAACTGCCGCCGCAAACGGTGATGGTGGTTTTAGAACTATGAATTTTGGACAAGGTGATATGGGTTCAATTGTTGGTAGAACGGCATTGGCAGAAAAAATGGGTTATGGTGATTTTGCCGGTGGTGCACAAAAAAGTGGATTAGGTGTACAAACTGGTGTAGCTGAATTGGATAAAGCTTTTAATAGGGATTATTCTGAGCTTGTTAAAAGATTTAAGAAATAATGGCAGTAGTAGTAGGTCAATATTTTGTAGCATCAAATCCATCTTTGAGAGAACTTAGCGATTATGCTTTGGGATTGGATATTCCTATGCAAATGGGAACTAATACGTTTTTTCAAAATTATGACTCAATTGCACAATTAAAAGCAAATGTAACTTTTTTATTAAGAACTAGACAGGGTGAACGATTAAACCAACCCCTTTTTGGTACAAAGTTACATCAGATTCTTTTTGAACCAAATGATGATGAACTAAATCAAAAAATATCCGATGCAATAGAAACAGCAGTTAGATATTGGATTCCAGAATTAACAGTTTCGGATATACAAATAGACCAATCCAACGAAATGAAAGATAAAAATGAAGTTGGCGTTAAAATTAGTTTTAATGCTAGAGGGCTTAATGCTGGATTTAATGTTGATTTTAATATAAATAATAATAGTTAAGATGGCGTTAAGAAGTATAAATAAAAATTTTAAAAATAGAGGAAAAGATATAAAATATCTTAATAAAGATTTTTCTCAATTTAAAGAAAATCTTGTTGAGTATGCGAGAACATATTTTCCAAAAGCATATAATGACTTTAGTGATGCATCTCCAGGTACTCTTTTTATAGAAATGGCTGCCTATGTGGGAGATGTGTTATCTTATTACATTGATGATACGTTCAAACAATCTTTAATGGTATATGCGGATGATTTACAAAGTGTAATACCTTTAACAAGATACTTGGGATATAAACCATTGGTTACATCCCCATCTACAACAAAAATATCAGTATATCAACTTGTACCGTCTATTGGTAGTGGGGTTGATAATAAACCAGATTCAAAATATTATTTAAGAATTAAAAGTGGAATGGTTTTAGAATCATCACAAAATAATGTTGAATTTTATACTACGGACTATATAGATTTTAACGATGAAACGGATAGAGAAACCACGGTATATCAAAGAGATACATTAACAGGAGAACCATCTTTGTATTTAATAAAAAAATACGGAGATATAATTTCCGGTAATGTGAGAGTAAAACAAGAAATATTTGGCAGTTATTCGCCGTATCAAAGTGTTCTCCTACCAGAAAACGATATAATTCAAATTATTGATGTAAGAGATTCAGATGGTAATAAGTACTATGAAGTACCTTATCTTGCACAAGAAATGGTATTTATTGAACAACCAAATACAGCTACAAATGATCCTGATTTATATCAGTTTAAATCAACCGTACCGTATATTTTAAAAACAATAAAAACACCTAAAAGATTTACAACTGTAATTAATGGTGATAGTACAACAACCTTACAATTTGGAGCAGGAGACCCAACGGCATCCGATGAGTTATTAATTCCAAATCTTAAAAATGTTGGATTAGGATTACCAAATTCTATTAATAGGTTGGAAGAATCTTTTGACCCAACAAACTTTTTAAAAACAAAAACATATGGAACATCACCGGCAAATACAACTTTAACTATTAAGTATTTAACTGGTGGCGGAGTTTCATCAAATGTGGCTAGTAATACTATAAATAAGATTAAGGTTATAGAATACGATGAGGACTTGAATGATTTTACTGCACAAGAATTACCTCTTTATTTAAAAATGAAGAATACAATAGCAGTTGATAATGAAATTGCAGCTTCGGGTGGAAGAAGCGGTGAAACTTTACTTGAAATGAAACAAAATGCATTAGCACATTTTTCATCCCAAAATAGAGCAGTAACCGCAAAAGATTATCAAATTAGAGTATTATCAATGCCATCTAAATTTGGAGCAATTGCAAAAGCATACGCAACAGCCGATGGTACGCTGGATAATAATTCACCATCATCGATTTTGGCATCTCCAAATCATTTGCAAGAATTTACTGATTTGGTGATGAGTTTTGTAAATAAACCAGATTCGGAAGAACCAAGTGAAGCGTCTGTAAAGCAAGATATTACTAAATTTTTAGTAGGAAAAACATCAAATGAAAACGAAAAAAATAATCCATTTGCAATAAATCTTTATTTACTAGCTTACGATGGTAATGGTAATTTATCAAATATCAATAGAGCATTAAAAGAAAATTTAAAAACATATTTAAACGAATATAAAATATTAACCGATGGTGTTAATATGTTAGATGGGTTTGTAATAAACATTGGTGTTGATTTTGAAATCGTTTGTTATCCAAATTATAATAAAGCAGAAGTGTTGGTAGAATGTGTAAATGAATTAAAAGATTATTTTATAGTTGATAATTGGCAATTCAATCAGACTATAAATTTAAGTGAAATTGAATTACTTCTTGCAAACGTAGAAGGAGTACAATCCGTTCCAATGTTAAAAATAACAAATAAGTGTGGTGGTAATTATTCACCAAACTCGTATAATATTGATGCAGCTACTAAAGATAAGATTGTATATCCATCTTTAGACCCATCAATTTTTGAAGTTAAGTTTCCTGATAAAGATATAAAAGGTAGAGTAAGATAATGGCATACTATTTTTTAACAGCATCAAAAGATGCATCGGTGTATATTCAACAACCATTTCAAAATACTGGATTGGATGAAATATTAGAAATAAGTAAAGTATATTATGGAAATATAAAAGATTTATCCAGAATATTAATAAGATTTGATATTTCACATCTTTCATCATCGTTATCAAATGGTAGTATGAAATTAGAGAATGCTACGCTTGTTTTAAGACAAACCGAAAGTGAAGAAATTCCTTTAGAATATACAATTTATGCGTATATGGTTTCCGGTAGTTGGCAAATGGGAAAGGGAACTCGTTTTGATGAAGTATCAACACAGGGTGTAACTTGGGATTATAGAGAAGGGGATTCTAATTTAGAGTGGTTGCCATCGGGACAATTTTCAGTAGGTACTACTGGTTCGTATGAAGGTAGGGGTGGTGTTTGGTACACTGCAAATGCAGCTAGTCAATCATTTAATTATCAGACCGCTGATATTAATATGGATGTTAAAGAATCATTAAAAAGCTGGTTAAGTGGTTCTGTACAAAATAATGGATTTATAGTTAAATACAATAATTCGGTTGAAGATGATACCGAAGATTATGGAATACTTAAATTCTTTAGTAAAGAAACTAATACGATACATCAACCAAAAGTAAGAATAGGATGGGATGACCAATCATATGTAACGGGTCAATTAAATCCATTGACGGCGAATGATATAAAAGTTAATGTTTTTAATTTTAAAAACAAATACAAAGTTAATTCAACTGCAAAAATAAGAATATTTGCTAGAGATTTGTATCCATTAAAAACATTTACTAATTCGTTTGCTTACAATACGGCTGAATATTTACCAACATCATCATATTATCAAATAAAAGATGCGGCATCAGATGATGTTATAATTCCATTTGGTGATTTCTCAAAAATTAGTTGTGATGAAACTGGTAATTATATCAAAGTTAATTTTTCAAATTGGCAACCAAATAGAATTTATAAATTAGAATTTAAGGTTGAACACAATGGTGATGTTCAATTTTTTGATGAAAATATAACGTTTAGTTTAGAAAATAATTAGTATGAAAAATACTGGATTAAAAAATGAGGTTAATGTAGGCAGAATACTTGTAAGTGGTTCTTTGGCGTTAAAACCAAAAACCGATACCGGTGTTTATATCTTTGAAAATAAAGACAAGGATGGCGGCGTAATTTCTGGTAAACTAACTAAACCAAAATATGATGAGGATGAATTATTAAGAGCAATTGATACAACGATTATCGAATTAATTCCACAAGAACCACCACCGGTTGAAGATACAGTACCTAGAAGAGTTTATAATCCGGTAACTCAATCCGTAATTGATTTAACTGCAGAAGTAACTCAATTAAATAAAGAAATAGATGATTTAAGAGCAAAGGTTATTGAATTGGAAATTGTAACTGAAAGCTTACGAATAGATGTGGATAGGGAAACGATAGCATCATCAACTGCACAGAATGAATCGTTTCAATATGGAACAAAAGTTCAATCTAGTATAGTTGATTTACAAAATGCTATTCAAAAAGCAACATCGGAAGCGATTCAGAGAGTTTCATTGACGGCAAGAGTTGCTTCATTGGAAGAACAAAATAGAGCATATAAAGAACAATTGGAAGGTAAAGATGCTAAATTGGCAGAAGGTTCAAAAGTTGGTATGGATATATCTTTAAAAGTTCTTAAAAAAGGACAAGAAGGTGGTGAAGATATATTATTTAATTCAAGAGCAAATGCGAAAGGTGAAGTTACTTGGATAAATGGTCCAGATGTGGAAGTATATAACTTCTCTGCAGAAAGTGTAAACATATCATTTGAATCAACCGGAGAAACTGGAGATACTTTAGAAAAAGTAGATTCTATTACATTAGAACCAAAAGCGAAAAAGGTAATAATACTTGCGCCAAATAAAGGAGCGGTTAGAGATAAAGTACCTGCAAAGGCGATAGGAGCAAGTAGAGATAAATTATATAAGGGTTCATTTATAGCAAAAACAACTTCATCAACGGTAACGTTGACGGTTGGTTTGCAAAAACAAAGAGGAAATAAATTTGAAGGATAATGGCAATAAAATCATTTAAGGATATTATTGATAGTAAGGGGTATCGTATAAACACCGATGATAGAATGTTATTTGAATCGGGTAATATACAATCGTTTTTTGGCCTTAGTAAGACCGATTGTGTTGAATTTATTTTATACGATGCAAACGATAATCAACTACCACAACAAACCTATGGATTGGTAAGATATTTGCCACTAACTTCTGAAAATATAAGAGATTATTTTTTAGTAGCAGAGGGAACCGTTTTTCAAAAATACCAATTTCCAACTGAATATTTTATTGATGCGGAAAGACTTATAAATGAGGCAGGATATAACAATGGTATTTTTAAAATCCAAATCACACTATTGAATAAAAGAGTGGGTAGTGAGGGTATGTTTGATAAATTATGGATTTCAGAAATATCTCCGTCTAGAACTGAAATAAGATTGTTCCCACATAACGAAGGTAGTAAATTAAATCCTGAATTAAAAACACGTTATGGTATTTTTATAAATGATGGTTCATTCAGAGAAGATGTTGTTAGATATGCAATTTCATTTGTTGAAAAAATTAGTCCAAATTATATAGCATCTTATTTAAAAACAAATTTTTCGGAAAGTTGGTTTAATTTATTATTAAGTGAATATCAGATTAAACAATTTGATTCATTTGCAACAACTATGTATAACAAATTTGTTGAAGCAACGATATATGAATTTACAAATAGAATTTCCGATATAAATGATTTGAATTACGGAAAGAAGAAAAATACTCCAGAATCTATTCAGTTATCAAAAGAATATGTTAAAGAAAAATGTGAAAAAATATTAATACAGGTTATAAATAAATTTTTATTAAATCCTGTTGTAAAATTTGGTTCAAAATCTAACGATACATTTGAAAGTTACGATGCTCCGGAGCGTATTTTAGAAACAAAAACATCGGATTTAGATATTATGACAAATCCACCTTTAATAAAATCGGCAACTATTATTAAAACAAAAATACCTTCGGTTTTACAAAATGCAATTGCAGCTGAAGTAAAAGCAAAAGAGGTATTAGCTCCAACGCAAGTTATTTTACCAGATGTTGATATGAATTTACCATTAACTAGTCCAACTGTTTCAGAAACCGAAACGGCATTTGAAATAGATAAACCGAAAGGTTTACTTGCAAAACTTAGACTGAAAAAGGGTGAAAAAATACCAGATGGTGGTAAGTTGTTTAGAAGAAGGGGAAATACGAATACTCCATCCACACCCGCTGAAAGTTTAACTAAAAAGCTATTGGGTAGTGGTGATGGTAGTGTTAATACACCTTCGAGAGCTAGAGGTATGTTTGGAATTAAAGGAAGAGGTGTAGTTTTAGGAAATATGGGCACCGGAAATGTATCGGATGCAGCAACAATGGTTACAAATAATACACCAAATAATTTACCAGAGCTATAATTATAAAAGATGCCTAGATTTACACAAGACCAACCATTTGATTCTGAATTAAACAAAAATAGTCAGGATTCATTAAGACAGAATTTACTTTCTAATATTGAAAATGTAAGTCCTGTTGATGGCGTTATTTTGCCTGGTGGCGATATTGGTATTATTAAAAGTGAAAATGTAATCATACCTATAAAAAAAGATTATGATTATGCGGGTACAATTAATCAGGATGGATTTTTAGCTATTAATATTAATGCAAATGCTGATAAGTGTCTTGTAAACATAGATGGACAACCTTCATATAGAACAACACCTACTAAATTTGTATTCTCAATATCAGATATAATTGGCGTTGGAACAAAAACTATTTCATTAACCAAAGAGGGATATGAATCAAACGAGCAATATAATATATCAATAGTTCAAAATCCTAATTTTATTGATGATGGATTTAGTAATTATAGAAATACTATTACAAATTATGATGGAGTTTTGGGATTACAACCTGAACAAAAAATATTTACAAAATCAACTCCATATGTTTTTAGAATTGAAAGAGTTATAAATGGTGAAGTTGTATCAACCGATGCATCGGATTCTCCGAATGATATAAAAGAATTATTATTTGAACTTAAAAAGCAAAATCCAAAAGATAATGCTAAAATTATAGTTCCAGAAGTTTCTACCTATAACGTAACAATAAATTTAAAAGGACCAAACAATTCTGTAAATTTAACAAACGTAAATACTTCTGAAAATATTAAACTTACAAACGAAGTAACTACGTTTATAGTAGAAACTGGTACGAAATTACAAATTGTTTCTGTAAATAATAATCTTTATAAAATATCAAAAATAACTGCAACTTCTCAAGGATTAAAACCTAGAGTATTAGAAGCATTAAATACCGATACTTTATTTTCAGAATATACAGTAGATAATAATACTGTAATTGATATTGAAAGTGAAAATATTACTATCGTACAGCAGGCCTCAAACCCTGTAATAAGATTATTAACTCCTGATGAAAATAGAAAATACAATAGAAATTCACAGGAAGATTATCCTATTATATTGGTTACCGATAATATTAATCAGATTGTAGCATATGTAAAGGATAAAACTTTTAATTTTGATATAACCCCAACTATAAATAACGCGGTAGGTGCCGCAATAGGTGCGGTAGTTGCAAATCAAACTGAAAGACCTCCAACCGTAATCAGTATTCCTAAAACTGCATTTGATTCTTTAGGTAATTATAAAATTTATCTAGTTGGTAAAAATGCAGGTATAGAACTACCACCGATTGAATTCAAACTTTCAGTTGTTGACGAATTTTTTGTTGGTGTTCCTGATATAGAATCAATTACATATCCAAAAGAATTAATAGGTGGAGATTACGTTGGTACTGATGTTGATTTTGAAATATCATACAAATCAAGAGATACTGATTTTGTAAAAATATTTGTAAATAATTCAACTGGGTTTTATCAAGAAGGACCAAATGCGAGAATTACATTAAATGTACAAAAATTATTACAATTTAGTTCTTATACCGGCCCGAATGATGTTATTAAGCTAAATTTAAAATTAGTTCCATACAACAATAGTGGTAATAAAGAAATTGTTGGTAAAGAAGAATTAATAACCGTTACATTTAGAGCCGGTGATTTAACAATACCAAAAGAACTTGCAATTAATAGAATTGCATCGGCATTTACGTCACAATTTGATGAATCTATTTTTGGAGATGAATCTTCTAAATACTTAAACCATTTATTACATTTAGGCGATGGTGATAGTAAAGTTGTTACTACATGGACTGGTAGTTTTGATTCACTTATATTAAAATTATACGAACCATTACCAGTTACGGTACAACCTAATCAATTAGTATGGATTTCCAAAGTACAATCAACTCCAATAATTGAAACAATAAGTTTAAGAGGTGAAACTGAAACCGCTTGTAATACTTTAAAAGGACCAAACTTTTCATTAAATCCTGATAATGGTATAGAGTTTCAAATTTATGATGATTTAATTGGTAGCGGTTCAGTAGCTTCGGTGGATGTTATTAATAGATATGCATCCAGTGTTGGTATTGATACTCAAAAATTAAATATTGAGTATGTAAGTGGTTCTGAATACGCATTTAAGAATTTTATTAATTTTAGTTCTGCAAAAGAAAGAGTAGATAACTTTGTATATAAGGTTAGATTAATAGAGTATTATAAAAATATATATTTTACTAATACATCAACTTCTTCGGCTTCTCCATATGAAGTAAATGAGGCAAACGTATCAATTAATAAGTCTAATCAACTTATTAACGCGATGGATGGGTTTGAAAAATATTTGTATTATACTACAAATACTAATTCAAATAATTTAGCATATCCTAAAACAAATA